CAGGGAAGTAAATACCTGTGTTTGCATTGCCAATAGGAGCAATAGAAGGTGCAGTATTACTTCCAGCACCTACAATTAAATTCGTAACTGTTGTATTACCATTGAATGTCGGATTTGGTACAATCTGAGAACTGGTGATGTTACCAGTGATTTGTGTATTTGCTACTGATACGATTTTTGCAGATGTTATTGAACTATTTACAATATTGTTTGCATTGATTGATGTGGCACCAAGTTTGTCACCAGTAACAGCACCAGTGACAATATTATTTGCATTGATTGCCGTGAGACCAATCTTGTCACCAGTAATCGATTGGGAGCCAAACGAATCAACAACAGCGTTAGCTGCGATTACTCCGGCAGTTACTTTTGTCAAACCTGTCATTTTTTTATTTTCCTACGATGAATACATTATTTAGTGTATTTATAATTCATATTCTTCGTCAGCATCTAATTCTACGATTAAATTGATGAACATACAGGCATCATCTTCGTTTGTGAAGTGACGCATAATGACCTGACCTGTGTATTGCGAAATGACTGTTAACAGAACATTTGTGTCTCTGTATACTGAAAACTTAATAATCCAACCATTTCGTGCGACAGGTTGCCATGACTTGGTTTTGAGTGCCATGTCAAGGAATCTCTTTGTAGGTTGTCTTCTTGTTGGTTGAGTGTTTCGCATACTCTATTATGTATGCAAACCCAAATTTAGGGTAAAAACTCGTTATTGACTTCGTAGTTTAACTGATACCATCGCCATGCATGACCATAACGAAATTTGAAGTAGAGCTCCACCATCATATCAGTATAGATTCGATGAAGCTCTACTAATTGCATCAGCACTTCTTACAGGAATTCCTTGCAAGCATCATTGCTTTTGCTTCTTCGTATTTGCCTTCACGGGCCAATACAGATGCAGCACGAGCAAATCCAATTTCTTTGCAGATACAGTAGAATTTTCTGAAAAAAGATTTCATTACTTCTTGCCTGTAAATTTCTCGACTTGCTCTGTAACTTGACTGTAGAACTTGTCGGCAATTTGTGCTACAGACTTAGCGAAAGTGGTTTCAGCATCAATGAAAGACTGAAATGGCTCACGAACTTTAACATCAGTAACAATAGTTTTGAGGGTGTTGGTTTTGGCAGCCTGAACGGTGTCAATGAAAGCGTTTGCGTATGAAAACATGGTAATACTCCTTAATTTAAGCGAGGGTTGATTTGTGACCTCTTTGAGCGTCACATCACTATTATATAGTAAAAAATGTTGCACTTGCACAGCATTTAAGGAATACTTTGCTAACTTTTCCCGTTTATATGAATTTTTTCTTCTGGTAATTCATAAGTATTTGGTGTGCTGCCTTTCAGATAAGATGATCCTTCCTTACCTTTACTGAAGCCCATGCATTATAATAAGATTCATTCAGTAACGCATGACGAGTAAATATCTCCCAAGTTTCCCAATAGCTGCATTCTGACCTTCATTTACAGAGATGCAATATCTCACGGGTATATTGTTCTTCCCCGTTCTTCTTTACTTCTTCTTGCAGTTCCTTGTTTGAACCCCAATAGTTTTCCCAATCAGAGGTCTTACGAATCTTTTTTCGTTTACCTTTGACTTGTTTGTAGCCTGCTTTAGAAAAGAACTTTTTACCCACATATTTACGACCAGTGGGTGTGTGGGTGATAAGATAGACGAAACCGAAGTTGTTGCCTATCTTATCTTCTGTGAATTCCTCTGTAGTATTGTGAAAATACCAGGTCATTCGTCATCTTCAATTTCTTCAAAGTCCACTAGCATTTCGCCGCAGAACGGGCAGAAGGATGGGTCATCTTCAGTTTCATCTTGATTGTATTTAATTGTGAACTCAGAATCACAATTGTCGCAAGTATGATGAACATTCATTTAGTTACACCATGAAGATTTCTTTTCGCCAAAGTAAGGTCTTGCATGACCATTGGCAATTAACAATGCAGATAACTTTTGACCATTGATAATTACATCACCAAGAACACGACCACCATACTTGTCATGTGACTTCAACTCAATTTGAATTGGTTGACCTGCTTTGATTGCAGCGTTGAGTGCATCTTTTGTGAACTGTGATGCTTTCTCGGCAGCCGCTGCTTCTTGTGGGCATGCTGCACGATGACCTTTCTCAGGTGTATCTACGCCAAGAACACGAATCGATAGTTTCTTTGGCAGAGGATCAGGCATAAAGTCAGCCTGAAATTCTACCGTGTCACCGTCAATCACTCTTGTAATTTTATATGAATAAGGATTTGCAAATGCGGTGAGTGATACAAATGCAAGACCTGCTACGAATAATTTTTTCATGCTGCTTTCCCCCAAACATCTTCCCAATTGCCAGACAATGCACCTTTTGCATAGTCGGTACTTCTGTTTTCGAAAAAGTTAGTATGGCCCGGAGCGTTCAACATAGTTTCCACCCAAATTAAAGGATTCTTTTTAACTTTGAAGATACCTTTAAGACCAAGACTAATTAATCTTCTATCTGTGATATAGCGAATGTAGTGTTTGACATCCTCTGGCGTTAAATTTTCCATCGGTCCCATTTTGAAAGACAAGTCAATAAACTTATCTTCCAATTCAACCATCTTCTCAGCAATTTTATACAATTCAGATTTCAAACTGTCATTCCATATCTCACGATTTTCTTCTATGTAGGTACGGAACATTTTAATCATTCCCTCACAATGTTGGGTTTCATCAACAATCGACCATGCAATGATTTGTCCCATGCCTTTCATTTTACCATGTCTTGCAAAATTCAAAAGCATAATGAAAGATGAAAACAATTGCATACCTTCGGTGAATGCTGAAAAGACTGCGATATGTTTTGCAGTATTTTCTTTAGTTGTATTTTGGTCTGAAATATTTGAGATGTAGTCATGCTTCTCTCTCATTTCTGCATATTCCATAAATTCATTATAAATTGTGCTTGGCATTCCAAGAGTTTCAATCAGATGTGAGTAAGCAGCAATGTGAACTGCCTCTCTGGCTGCAAATCCCAACAACATCATACGAACTTCTGGTTGAGGAAAATAAGGCAAATAGTTTTTAACATAGGCGCCAGCCACATCAATATCACCTTGGGTAAAGAAGCGAAAAATGTTCGTGAGAAAGTATTTTTCTTCTTTTGTCAAAACATTCTTCCAATCTTTAACATCTTCTATCATCGGCACTTCTTTTGGAAGCCAATGGGAACTTTCATGTTTTTCCCATGCCTCATAACACCAAGGATAATTGAACGGACGAAAACTTAATCTTTCGTCTGTTAAAACTAATTCATTACTTTTCTTCTTTATCATTGCATTGCCTCTAAAAATTGTTGTGATGCTTTTTCCCATGTCCAAATTCGTGATGAATTATGCACATCACCACGATTCAATGTTAGACACATAACTAAATTTAATCCTAAATCTTCTCCATAATAACCATTGATACCATTGTATATTGCTTCTCTTGGTCCTGGTTCATCGTATGCAGCAACGGGTGTGCCACATGCAAGTGCTTCTAATATCACGATACCAAATGTATCTGTCTTTGAAGGAAAAACAAATGCGTCAGCACTTGCAATCCATCTTGCCAACTCAACACCTTCTCTTTTGCCAATCATTTCAACATCAGGATATTTCTGCCGCAATTCTTCATAATAAGGTCCATCACCAATTAAAACTTTTCTAGCATACTTCAATTTACAAAAATCGTCAAGCCCTTTCTCTTTTGATATGCGAGAAACGCAAACAATATATGGTTTTGCTTCATGTCTTCTTGTTGGATTGAATATCTTTGAGTCTACACCTCTTTGCCAAACTTTTAGTTTATCAAATCCTTTTTCTTTTAATTTTGTTTTAAGACCCTCTGTTGGTACAAGTATTGACTTTGATTTACGATGAAACCAACGAAAGTATGGGTAAAATAGTTTTGCAGAAAGTCCTGTTTGTTTTTGTATAAACTCAGGAAATAGTGTATGAAAGCTCGTTGTATATGTATAATTGTATTTGTTTAATAGATATCTCGCATAGAGTCCCAAAGGTCCTTCTGTTGCAATGTGTATTTTTTTACTTTCATACATTGCAACCCACAATAGTCTTTTAATTTTCCATGGATTGTAAACAACTTCAATTTCAGGATAATTAGGTAGTGCAAATCTTTTTAGTCCTGGCAAATAAGGATGAATTACTTCAGCATTGTTTATGTGTTTAAGAATATTTTGATATGTTCGAACAACACCATTTACTTGCGGTTCCCATGCATCAGTAACAATTAGAACTTTCATATTATTTGATTCCAAGTAATAATTTCCCATTTACCATCTGTATGTTCTACGAGCGCTGTGCATGATTCAACCCAATCACCATCATTCATATAGATTACACCATCTATTTCTTTTATCTCTGCACAATGAATGTGACCACAAATCACGCCATCGTATCCTTTTCTCTTACAGTATGCAGCAAGATTCTTTTCAAATTGAAATATAAAATCTACTGCTCTTTTTACTTTAACTTTGAGATACTTAGAAAGAGACCAGTAGCCAAAACCAAATCGATGACGAATCCAATTGAACTTAGTATTAAGATAGAGGACGAAATCATATGCCCTGTCTCCTAGAAACGAGAGCCATGGCGCAAGGCGTGTAATACCATCGAATAGGTCACCATGAGTGACCAGATAGTGCTTACCGTCAATACCAATGTGTTCATACTGATTGAAGATTTCCACATTGCCAAAACTGAATCCATACGGGAGCATTGGTCTGAGAAATTCATCATGGTTTCCCGCAATGTAGATAACTCTTGTGCCTCTCTTTGCGTAACCCAATATTCTTCGCACAACATTGGTATGACTTTGTTTCCATCGCCACCTGTTCTGTTGTATTTTCCATCCATCAATTATATCACCGATTAGATAAAGCGTTTCGCATGTATTGTGTTTCAAAAAATTATTTAATAACTCTGCTTTACAATCTTTCGTTCCCAAATGCACATCACTAATGAATATGCTTTTGTATTGCATTTATTCCTTGTTTCCAAATAATTGCAGTAAACTTACAAAAATATTGATGAAGTTGATATACAAACTCAATGCACCAAACCATTGCATACGGCGAATCTCATCTGAATTAGAACTCCAGAACATATCACGAATACGATTCATGTCATATGCGGTGAGACCTAAGAAGATAAGAATGGCAAGAACATTCAATGTCATTTGTAGTGCGGTCGATGCAACAAAGATATTTACAATACTTGCAACAATCAGACCAATGACACCTGCAAACAGGAATGGACCAAAACCGGACAAATCTTTCTTAGTGAAGTATCCATAAAATGCCAAAGCACCAAATGATACTGTTGTTCCAACTAACGCAAGAACAATACTTGCGGTTGTAAATGCATAGAACAATAAACTTAAACTGAGTCCCATGACCGATGCAAATGCAAAGAACCAAAACTTAATTGCTTCTTCACTCATACTTGGACCTTTCCATGCAATAAACAAACTCATTGCAAGTGGCGCAAAAATAATAACATAACCAAAAAGACCACCAAACATAAATGGTGCAAGTGGTGATGCGAGTGCTGCAATCAACATTGTCATAAAGATTGCACCAGTCATTCTACTCAAAACTCCTGCAACTGCTGTATTCAAACTTTCTGCTGCTGTAAGTGTATTCATATATTCTCCTTTAACCTTCACACGCCAAACAAACTTCTTCTGTTGCCAATTGTTTCAAATCAATTTCTTTAATGACTTCTCTTTCAATTCGTTTCGACACTTTATCTGCCTTGGCAAGTTTTTCTGAACGGCAGTAGTAAAGCGTTTTCAATCCCTGTTTCCATGCCTGAAAGTGTACCGCATGTAGATATTTCACATTAACATCTGGTCGAAAAAAGAGGTTGACAGACTGCGCTTGGTCAATGTAACTCTGTCGGTTAGCTGCATGGTCCACCAACCATCTCTGGTCAATTTCCATCGAGGTCTTATACACATCTTTTGTCCACTCGTCCAAAAAGTCGAGGTGTTGAACGGATCCATCGTTTGCAATAATGGAGGACCAAATCTCATTGTAGTCAAGTTTGTTGTCATTCTCACATAACTCCTTTATGATTTTGTCAAGATACTTGTTTTTGTTTAGATATGCACCAGAAAGGGTATCTTGTCTGTATGCATTGGCTCTAAATGGTTCAATCGATGGACTTGTATTGCCCATGATGATAGAAGAAGATGCGTTTGGTGCAATTGCAAGCATATGCGAGAAACGAAGGCCTGTGCCTACTGCATCTGGTGCTTCACCTCGTTCTTTTCCAAGTTGAAGGTTCGCCTTGTCGAGTCCAGTGCGAATGTGTCCAAAAATCTTGTGATTAGCGGAAGTAGCAAGTGCCGATTCCCAAGGTATATTAGCACGCTGAAGGTAGGCATGCCAACCCAAAGCGCCAATTCCGATTGACCTTTCCCGATAAGCAGAAAACTTTGCACGGCTAACAGACTCAGGAGCATTGTCAATAAAATATTGTAATACATTGTCGAGCATCTCTGCCACATCTCTGAGGAATAAAGGATCCATTCGCCAATCTTCAAAATATTCCAAGTTGAGTGAAGAAAGACAACATACCGCAGTTCGCTCTCTATCCGTTGGTAGAATGATTTCACTACAGAGATTTGATTGTTTGATAGATAGACCCAACTTTTTCTGGAAGTCAGGTAAATGACGATTGCTAGTATCAATGAAATGTAGGTACGGTTCACCAGTTTGCATCCTTATTTCTAAAATTCTTTGCCACAACTCACGAGCAGGTACTGTATCTCTTACTTCACCTGAGTGTGGGTCTTTGAGTTCCCATGTATCATCGGCATTGGGATCTAACATACATTTTTCAATTAAATGCATGAAGTCATCTGTAATGTTAACGCCGTGATGCAAATTCAGACAACGCATATTCT